CTACCAGCTGTCCTCGTTCATCATCGCCCGCGCGGCCCTGTCCGCCAGCGCGCTGGCCAGCCGCTTGTGCGCAGCCGCCGCCCGCGGCGATGTCGCCGCTTCGCTCATCATGCGCTGCTTTCGGCATCGCATGGAATAATAGACGAAGTCCGATCCCTTCACCTGAACCACTCCTGCGCCGTCGATCTATTGCCGACTCGCCCTCCGCACGGCCGATGCTGGTCTCAAATATTTAACGACATGTTGCCGCGCCCGATTCGCGGTCGCGCTGATCTTGTCCATTTCGGAGCGATCTGGTGAGTCCAGCTGGGTTCGAACCAGCGACCTACTGATTAAAAGTCGGTGGAAACCTCCATGATTTCAATGCATCTTCCGACATGTTACACGTTCTGTTCACGGACGCTACCCTGCGGCGTTCAACAATTTGTCGGAATGGCCGGGCTTGACCGACTCGCGAACGAAGCGCGAACATGAGGCATGACCATGACCGACAAGATCGTGCCGCTTCCCCTCGATATGGCCGAGCGCCTGATCGACATCGCCGCTCGCGCCCAGGGGGTGAACGATAGCCCGACACTTCTCCTGTTCGCCGAGGTTCGGCGGCTCATAGAGCAGGCGAGGCGCGCCCCGCCTCGTGTCTAGTCCGCAACCTTCTGGATCACAGCCCGGCCGAACCGGATCGTGGCGCCATCGGTCACCGCCCCATCGGGATAGCTCTTGAGGTGCGCGAAGGCGAGCATCATCAGGTCCCCGCTATTCAAGGGAAACTCGGTCGGCAGATACAGGTGCTCGGGCGTCCGCAGCACGCCTGCGATAGCCTCGTTGGGCAGCTCGCCATGCGACGAGTGCATGTCCGTGTTGTAGTTACTCGACCCCTTCCAGCGCATCTGGAGTTGCGGGAAAGCGAGCCCCTGCTGCCCGGCGTCGATCTCGAAGGCGATCAGTGCCTCGATCCTATCGCCGGCCGCCAGCGCCGCCTGCGCCGCGCTCTGACGAATGCGGGAATAGTAGCCGAAGGTCGGGCCGGCGCTGGAGCCGGCGACCGTATGCGAGCCGGTGAAGGCAATCTGGTGCATGCGGGTGCCGCTGATCGCCGAGGTCACCAGCGAATGCGTCGCGGTCAATCCGGCCGCCAGATTGTTGTCGGCCGTCCAGCTCGTCGCCGCCTGCCCGGTCGCCGTGCCCGATGCCGCCGCGCTCACCACACCGCCCGTTCCCTCCATCATGCCGTTCACCAGCAGGTTAGCGGTGGGCGATGATGCCGAATAGGCCAGGTTGTTGTAGGGCAGCACGTCGAGCGGCGGGAACCACGCCGACAGGATGCGGGCGATGGCCTTGCCGATATAATAGGCGCCCCGGGTGCCCGGATGCGTACCGTCGTACATCATGCCCGTCTTAGGCTGCGCACCGACGCTGGCCGGGTCCGTCATCGGCTGGAGGCAATCCGACGCCACCGCCACCATGCTCGACTGCTGGCTGAAGTTCATCAGCCAGCGATTGCAGCGGTCCATGACGTTGAACTGCGCAGCCGTGAACAGCGTCGAGAAGCCGGCGCCGCGCGGCAGGATCGGCACGAAGATAACACGGATGCCAAGGCTGATCAGGTAATTGGCGATCGCCAGCCAGTCGCCGGTGATCGACGCGAACGAGCCGACGCCGGTGCCCGCCGCGTCATGATAGATATTGTTGGTGCCGCACTCGATGACCATGAAGCCCGGCTTGCGGGGCATGGCGGCGATCATCGCCGGCAGGTTCGCCAGAATAACGCTCGTCTCCTGGCTCGGATTGCCCTGCGTATACGCGGGGACCGGGCACTTCACGCGCTGGCCGCAGAGCACCAGCGCCCACGCCATATAGCCGTTGACGCCCTTGAGGATGTTCGTGCCGCCGCCGCCGGCATCCGGCGACGTGATGCTGTCGCCACACGCGCCGCCCAGCGGCAGGACGCGAGACGAGGCCCACTTGTTCGCTGCGCCCTTGGCGAAGCGCCCGGGATTGACCGTGCCCATGGATCAGTCCTCCAGCCCGATAGCGATAGACCCGGAACCCCTGACCCAGACATGATCAGACGTGCCGGTATAGGATTCGTCTGGGGCGAGCTTGAACCCGCTGACGCCGGCCGGGGCGCTTGCGCCGCCGAAATAGACGAGCGCGGCATAGCCGTATTTCGCTTGCAGCGTGACAGTCTGGTTGGCGATCGACGTGTAGCCGGCCATCTGCGTGATGTCCTGCCATTCGCCGGAGAGACTGATGTCGGGGAAACCTTGGGCCATCTATAGCACTCCTTCGATGGTTGCCGGGCAGGCCCGGTCGATGATGGCGACCGTGGCAACGGCGGCGGCGCGCACGCGGCTGGCGGTGACGCAGTCGATAGCGGGCGTCGCGCAGCCAGCGAGGCCGCACAGAATGAGCAGGGCGGCGGCGCGCCTCATCGATCGCGCCGCTTCGCGTAGGCGGCGGCGAGCCGGGTGTCGTATTTGTTCTCGCGGTAGGCGGTGCCGTTGTAGCCCTTGGCGAAGGCCGCCCAGTCGCCGCGCTGAAGGGCTCCCTTCAGGCTCCGGCCGACGACGAAGCGGACGAACGCCTCCAGCTGGTCGCCCTCCGTCTGCGCCTGGCGCCATGCGAACGACCACGGGTCGGGCGCGTCGCAGACGGCATAATTCTCGCCGAGGATCTGGAAGCCGCCATAGCTGGCGCTCGCAAAGCCGGCATCGACGTCCAGCGCCACCGCGTCTAGCATCTGCTGCCAGCGCCCGGCCTGCGCGCGCGGATAGAGCGTGCGGTTCCAGCTGCGCGACGACAGCGTCGGATGGCTCTTGTCGAAGCGGTGCCCGGTCGCCCGGCTGAAGCGGTGCGGCTCGAACAGGATCGTAGGCCGGCCGTCGCTGAACGGCAAGCCGGTCGATTCGACGTCATAGACCGCCCACACCTTCGCCGGCTCGACGCCCAGGTCGTGCGCTGCAATCGCGATGTCGTCGGCCGTGATCGGATGGTCAGGGCCGTCCGTAAGGCATGCGAGGATCGCTGCCTTGCTGATCGGCCCGATCTTGCCATCGAGCGCGCCAGCGTAATAGCCGAGCGACGCCAAGCGCCGCTGGAGCGAAACCTGATCCATGGTGATGTCCTTCAGGGTTTGACGTCAGTGCCGAGAAAGGCGTCCATCGCCTTCTTGAAGCGCCCGCCGACCTGCGATTTCGCAAAGCCGATCACGCCCGCGCCGAGCGAGCCGATGCCGATGCCGGTTATGCCGGCGGCGAGCAGCTCAAGGCCCTGCGCCTGTACCCACAGCACGGTCACCAGCAGGCAGAGCAGGGTGATCGCGCAGTCGAGCACCCACTGCGCGCGGCCCTTCGCCTGGAGGCCGATGATGACGCGGGTGATGATGACGGCGCAGATGCAGACGATGGTAGGACCGGCGTGAAAAGGCTCGCCGAATATCCACCAGATAACTGGTTCGCGCGATGCGATAGAAGTCATAGCGACGGCCCCCGCGCCGGCGAGCAGTCTCACCGCAGGCATACCGCCGCGAGCGCCGCAATGAAGCTGAAAATGATGACGAGAAGGGCGCGGGCGAGCGCCGGCCAGCGCGACCACATGTCCACCGGAAGCGGCGCCTTGCGCAGCTGATGTTCAAGGCCGGGCTCGCCCAGCACGACGAGAGACATCCACATGAGGCCGCAGCCCACGGCAATCGGATCGAGCCAGCGCTTCGCCATGCTGACGCGCGCGGTCGTGACGATGTCGTGCGGGCTCCAGCCCCAAAGGAACATCGCCTCGGCACCGCACCGCAGAGTGATGCCGATGCCGGCGAACAGCGTGATGGCCCGATAGATCGTGACCGGGTCGAGCGGATGGTCGTAATAGCGCTGCGACCATATCCGGCTCGCCTGCTTCCCCACCATCATCGCGCCGAGAAAGGTCGTAGCGGTCATGAGGAACAGGTTGAACAGGTAGAGCGATGCCCCGTCGTTGAAGGACGGAGGGACCGACGTTTCCGGCCCTTCCGCCACTGCCCGCGCCGCGACGCTCTGCGCGGCCCCGTAGATCGCTGTCAGCATGGTCGATGCTCCTACGATTGCACGCGGATCAGTTGAGACCGTTCCCGCCGAATTTCACGGCATGGGCATCAAGGATGGTCTGCAGTTCGGGCACATCGGCCGCGAATGCCGGGATCTTCGCGCGCATGAGGATCAGCGCCTGGCCGGCCTGCTGGATGCCGCCAACCGTGTTTGGGACGCCGCCGATCGTCTCGCCCGCGCCGCCGACAGACGCCGCGAAGCCGTTGGCCCACGTCGTCGATCCCGCAGGCGTCGCGTTCCGGCCTCCAATCAGCACCTGCTTGGTCGAAGCCTTGAAGCTGACCCAGAAGAGCGACCGGACGCCATTGGCGATGCCGACGTTCGCCTGCGCGTTCTCCGGGGTCGCCGCACCGTTATCGACCGCGACGACGCCCGTCGTGGCGATCTTGATCGCGACGCGATTGAGCGCCGGATAGGTGGCGGTCGAGAGAATGACCTGCGTGCCGCTCACGATCTGAGGCTCGATCACCATGAGGATCGTCCAGTCCTCGGTGGACGTGATGAGCGGCGTCGTCGCCACAATGGCATGACCCGCATCGTTCGCCAACGCCGCAGCAGTGAGGGTGCTGGTGCCGGACGCGGTCGCGGGAACCGACAGGGTGACCGTGGCGGCGGCGGCATCAATGGCGTCGATCGTGGCGCCGCCCGGGATGCCCGTGCCGCTGATGCCCTGGCCGATGACGAGATAGGCGATCGACGAGACGCCGGTAAGCACGTTCGAGCCGCTGGCGCGGGTCGCCGAGAAGCTGGTCCCCAGCAGCGAGCCGACGAGTGCCAGCTTGCCGTCCGCGCACTGCGTCAGCAGGCGCCCGGCGCCGCTGAAGACCTTGGCCGATGCGCCGGAATAGACCGCGTCGAAATTGTCGGTCGGCGCGCCGGCATAGGACGGAATGTCCTTACCCTCGTTCCGGCCCGCTTCCCAATAGAGCGACAGGTAGGGCGCGGTGGCGCGCGCGAAGCTGTCCTCGGCATCGGTGTCATACTTCGACAGGATAGGCACGCTGACGCCGGCCGTGGAAGCGCCGGCCCGGTGGTTAACGGTGAGAAGGCGGGACGCAACGAGTTCACCCATGTTCGGTCCTTTCAGGTAATCGGGATGGTGTCGCAAAGGAGCCACCCGGACACGATTTGCCCGGTGGCGGCGCACGGCCAAGCGCTGGCATCGCGGATGTTGAGGCGGGTCGCGGTGGCAGTCGGCAACTGCCCGGTGCCGCGCGTGCCGAGTTCCAGCTTCGGAGCCTGCCCCAGCGTTGTGGCGGCGTGGTTGACCATGAACTGGCGCTGCCCGCTCCACGTCACACTGCTGACTGCGAGAGCACCCGCATTGTCCTTGGCGCGGATGCCGTAGTTGCCATCGGCTGCGTTCGGGATCGTGGTCGTGTCGAAGTTGAACGGCCCGGTACCGCCGGTGATGGTGACGAGGGTGGAGGTGCCGCCGGGCTGGAGCTTGGCGTCCGTCTCCTTCACATAGACGGAAGGATTAACGCCGTTGATCCGCTCCGCCGCCGCATAGGCGAGGCTGCACCCGAGCGGCAAATAGGTCAGCGGCCACAGGTGCGTCGCGTTGCCGCCCGGCAGCATGGGATAGACCGGCACGGCCATCGCGATGCCTGTGCGGACCAGTTCAGCCTGACCGTAGGTCGCCATCCCGACCTCGGTCAGCTGGCTTCCGGGCACCTGATGGCACTGGGCGAAGATATGGCCGCGATAGGTGCCGCCCACTGCGGCTACCTTCGCTGCAATACCGTTGATGATGGCCGTCCACTGCGAAACGTAGCTCGCCTGGCTGGTGCCCAGGACATTGTCCTCCTCGCCCTGCTGGGCGTCCGAGATGACGTGCAATTCCATCGCATTGGCGGACACGGCGTTGTAGGCTGCGACCCGCGCGGCGGCGGCATCGATCGCCTTCTCGATCGACTGGAAATGCGCGCTGCCGGGCGTGAAGTAAGACACGCCGGTCGCGCCCGTGCCGATGACGACGAAAAGCGCCTCGTCCTGCCAGTGCGCGTGCTGCCCGAGGAACGCGAGGCCCATGGCTTCAGACGAGGTCTGCGCGTGGTTGAGGTTGCCCGCATGTGGCGCGCCATGCAGCGGCACGCGGCGGCTGAACTGCGCGTCGGCGACGACCAGATTACGGTCGAACACCACCTGCACGCGCGGGCCACGGTCCAGCCCGTCCACGGCAGAGCTGTCGAACATATAGGCGCGCTCATGGACGTTGCCGCGCCAAGCGGGCAGCGGCTCCTGCGCCGCGTCTGTATGGCCCAAGCGAAGGGACTGGCCCGTGCCGAGGAACAGATACAGCCGACGCGGACGGTCCTTCGCCGCAGAGCCGATCGGCGTCGCGCGCCACTTTACCGCGTTGACCGCCCCGCGCCGATAGAGCGTCGCCGCGCCGGGACCGCTGATGCCGATGAGGCTGGTGGCATAGGGGCCGTCCGTCAGCTTGGTATAGGCCCCCTCGGAACGACGGAGCCAGAGCTGGTTGAGCGACCGGCCGGTCTGCGGATCGATTACCGCGCGCGTTTCCACGCCACCGACCGGGGTTTCCGGCTCGGTGTTCGCGCCGCCCGAACCGCCGCCGCCCGAATTGATCGCCGCGCCTACGATCGTGCGGCCCGAGAGCAAGGTCGTACCACGATCCCATTCGCCCGACACCACGCCGCCGGCCGCGAAGATGGTGCGCGGCTCGCTGGCGCGGCGAGTGACGGCAGTGGGCCCGGTGATCTGGGCGCCGGCAATGGTCGAGCCGGTCATCAGCATGCCGTTGCCGAAGGTGGCGGTAGCGAGGCCCGCAAAAGGCAATACGCGGCGAGGCTCGGCCACGCCGATCGCCTTAGCGGTGTAGGCGCGATCTTCGCCCAGCTTGCGCCCGTCCAGCGTCGTGGCGCCGACCAGCGCGGTCCCAATCGCCACGGTGGCGCCGATCAGGCCGGCCGCTGCGAAGATCGCGTGCGCGGGTCGGCGTGACACGGCGTTGACGCCCTGTCGGGTGTAGGTATCCATCGCCGGCTGCGCCTGCTCGACGCCCGCCACGTTCTTGTACGCGCGGAGATAGTTGCCGGTCGGGACATAGAAGGACTGACCATTGGTGGTTGCGGCGAGACCATCCGCAATGCTGTCATAGCGCCCGACCGAAGCGGCGGCGGCCCCAACCTGCCCGGCAATGACATCAATTTGGCTCTTCGTCGCAAGCGCGCCGGTCGCGGCACCCTGTGCGATGCCGGCCTGCACGGCGGCTTGCGCCACCCGCGCGTCAGCTTCCTCCAGCAGTTCATCGAACTTGGACTGATCGATGCCGGGGATCAGTTGCAGCCAGGTGTCGCCGTCCCTTTCCGGCTCGACGCCAGTGCTGCTTTGCCGAGCCAGCCAGAGCGAGCCGGCATAGCGCACGACTGCTTTGCGCAGATACTCGACATCCGGATCCCAGTCCGGCGCCTCTTCGTTGAGCACCCAAGGCGTGGCGTCGGCGATCTTCTTCGCCTCGCGCGCCTCATAGGAGAGCGGGACGCGGCCATTGAGCCGCTCGGCCTTCACATAGAGGCCATAGTCCGACAGACCCTCCTTACCGCCGCCGGTCCAATCAAACTCGTTCATGCGTAATTTCCTCCCCGATGAGGATGGTGTCGGTTTCCGAGTGCGCGACCTCGTCTTCATCCTCGTCTTCGGAGGGGCGCGTTGCGCGGAGGTCGTATTGAGCGAGGGCCGCTTTCGGCCACGCGGCCTGCACGGATGCACGGATCGTCAGCCGCACCATGCCCAGGTCGCCGGGCTGACCGCCGCGCGTGCGCGGATCGATGGGCACGACGTCGAAGTCGTAGACCACGCCATTGACGCGCAGCGAGGCAGTGATGGTCCACCCTTCGGGGTCGAAGGGCAGCGGGCGGAAGACGCGCAGCGTTCCGCCGCGCTTGTGGCGCTTCAGCAAGGGCGATGCTCCGATGTGAGGCTTAGGGTTCGGCGGCGAACACGAAGACGGTGGCGCCCGCGAGCAGGGTCAGGACGCCGCCGACGAGGCCGAAGCCTTCGACTTTGATTTGCACGCTCGCCTTGGTCAGGGAGTTCGTGACCTGACTGGGTTTCACCGCCCCGATCGCGGTGGCCGGGAGCGCCCAGAAGCCGATATTCGGCGGGGCACTGGATGCGGTGAAGGTCGTGCCGAAGCTGACCGTGGCGATCCCCTGCGCGTTGCTGATGCCCTGAAAGATGCCGAACTTCTTGGCCACATTCAGGTTCGACGCCTGCGCTTTCGCGACGACGCCAGTGGTGCCGAGATAGCCGGTTGAGGGCTTCGTGCCCTCACCGCCCCACCAGTCCGTGACCTTGATGTAACGAGCGGCGCCATCCTCCTCGATCGCGAAGACGGGCGACCATCCGGTGTTGCCGGGCGGCCCCTTCGTCTCGGGCACCATGATCGGTGTGAGGTCGCCATCTGGCGCGCGCTCGGCAGCGATGACGGGCGGCTGCTGCGCACTCATGAGACAATTACCGATGTAGCCGCACGGTGCGGCGCCGCTGGCACATCAGATGCGCTGTAGGCCCGCGACCAGACGTACCATGTCCCCGCCGTGACGCCGGTGAAGGTCCGGGAGCGATATTGAAGAGCGCCCGCAGCGTCATCCGGCGTCAATGCGATCGGGCTGGTGAACGTTGTGCCGGCGGTGATGAAGATGCGCGTGTAATCGTAATTGGTGCTGCCCGGATTGCGCCACGACGCGGTGATCTCGCCGACGCCACCGGCCGCTTCGGTATTCGTCGTCGGGTTCGGCGCAGCCGGGTCGAGCGTGATCGGCGTGAGGACCAGCCGCTTCAGCGTGTAATAGCTGATTGCGACCTCATAGGTCTTGGCAGGATCCAGCCCGGTGATCGTCTGAATGATCGTTTCGGTCGTCGCCGGCACGGACGACCACTGTATCCAGTTGGTAGCGCCCACTTCTCGATATTCAAACGTGACCGATGTCGCGTTCACGTCCGTGACGGCACCGTTGATCGTGATGCTGCTGGAGCCTTCGATATGGCTCCAGTCGCTGGCCGAGGGTGCGTTGCGGGCGACCGGGACGGACTTGTCCGGGATCGGCGCAGCGACGCCCGTCTGGGCAAGCGCGATCGGATATTTCGACATATCCTCGGTGAGGAACGAGAGCGTCGGCACGCCGCTGACAGGATCAAGCGAGCGTTCGCGGACGAGGACGGTCTTGCCCGACAAGTCGCCCATGCCGGTCGGCAACGTCCAGCAGTCACCGAAACGCGCGCCGATCCAGCGCGGCTTAAGCGGGAGGACGATCGGCCCTGCCTCTCGTGCGGCGGCGGCGTCCAGATAGGCCAGCGCCGCCGCCTGGTCGGGCGTCGCGCCAACCGCGCACTGCACCAGCGGATAATCGATGCGGCGCGTGCGCTGATCTCCGTCCTGCGCGACCGCCGCCGCGATGACCACAGGCCCGGCATCGACCATCTCGTAATTGTGATCGGCTGAACGATAACGCGGAATGACCGCATTGATGCGGTCGCGGCGCGTCTGCATCTGCGGCAGCGTGATATCGCCGACCACGTCGCTGCGCGGGATAACGCCGAGGGACACGCGCGGCTTGCGGACAAGGCAAGCGAGGCGTGCGCCCTGCCAGACCGGCTCGCATCCGACGGCCTGCAGCATTAGCTTGAGGCTGTTCCACTTGCCGCGCGCGAGATCGACCTGCCCGTCGCTGGTCCAGCCGTTGGCGTCCGCATAGTTCGCGCCCTCGACGAAAGACGCGATGTCGATTGAATCAAGGGGCGAGCCGATGCCGCCCATACGCTTGCCGTTGTACCAGCGGCCTATCGCCCAGGTGAGCGCCTGGATCGCGCCGTTGCGGGTGAAGATATAGGTCGGCTCGTCGAGCGCGCGGCAAGGGCCGCTGCCGCCAGGATAGGTATCGTCAAGGCGGGGGTCCCAACCCTTCACGAACTTCCCGCGCATCGCCATCTTCGGCGTGCTGACGAGCGTATGGTCGCCTGCGCCGTCATATTTCATCGTCAGAAGTGTGGCGGCGAGGCTTGGTAGCGTGGAGGTAGAGCCCCATGCCGGTGGCGATCCGACGGGTGATACGAGCGCGGTTGCCATGGCGATGACGCCCACTTGCACGTCCTGCCAAATGCGGTTGTGGCCGTCGATCTGGTGGACACCCTCTAGCCCGCCCGAGAAGTTTAGGGGCTCTGCGTCCATGATCGTCTGCGTGTAGCCCTCGATCGGGCCGCATCCACTGTGGACCGTGACGAGCGTCTGATAGGGGTTCTCGTTGCCGCCGTGGCTATTCCAGTAGACGATGTTTCCGCCTACCTGCGTCTCTCCGACGACATAGGGCACAGCGCCATCAGGATCGGCCTTGAAGGACGTCTGGCTCCCGCCTGCGCCCGGCATCTTCGGGCGGCTCGCCGCGAGCGTGGCGACCAGACCCGCGACCGATGCGATGGTGGCAAGGGTGCTGACCGAGAGTGCGCCTAGGCCGGCGATGCCGACTGTATAGCCGCCCACCGCGCCCAATGTCGCGCCCATGCTCAACGCGCCGATCGCGCCAATGCCGGTGGCAACCAGCGCGACGGCGCCGACGACCATGGCTGCGGTTCGGATGATCTTGCTCATTTCGGGACCACCTGCCAGCAAGCGGTGGCAGCAACGATGCGCAACGCAGAGGCGCCAATCATATCCTCATGGAAGCCAAGGATGGCCTGGTTGCCGAGGTAGATCCCGAGAGCATCGAACAGCCCCTCGCCATCGAGCATTATAATGTCCCCCTCGACAGCTGCAGCCACGGGAATGCGGGGTAGAAATTGGGCATCCAATCCCTCGGCGAGCGAAGAAAACCCGGCGCGCCGAAGTGCGCGTTGCGCGCCGAGCGCGGAACTGTATGCGCCGGCCTTGGCGAATTTCACCCGATGGCCCATGCTCCGCAGGTGCTGTGCTGCGAGCTTGACACAATCGTGCCGGCCCCACTCGAAAGGCTTTCCCTGCCAATGGTCAAATGTCGCCTGCGTGATCGCGACGCGGCGATCCATCACCCCCATGTCACGTTACCTTTCGGCGCGTTCTGGCCCCAATAGACCTGATTGGTTACGCCGGTGACCTGATCCAGGCCGCCCGCATCCGGGAAATGGGTTCGCAGCCAGCTGGGATTGAGCCTGATCCACTCGTCATCCTCGAACAGGCGCTCGAACGACGAAACGCAGTCGATATCGACAGACAGCGTTCTATCGCCCAGCCGCAACGTGACGATATCGACCTCTCCATCGAAGAGGGCATAGGGATCTGGCACGACGAGACCCGTTTGCATGGAATAGCAAGCGATCCACAGCCTGAAGCGAAAGCCCTGAAATGTGGACCATGCGATGCCATCGACAGACTCGTCGGGAATGAGCAGCGATACACGAAGGGACGGAGCCGCTTCGGCTATGCCGTCCGATATGGCCCGCATCGAACCAATCGAGCCGAATTGCGGATGCCGACCAGAGTAAATGTCACCGCCCCATTTCAGCACGCCCGCCCCGTCCAGAAGCATTACTGGCCCATGATCGATGGTATCCAAGCGAAGCAGTCCAGCCATAGGGATGCGATCGCCGCTGAGCGCGACGTCCATTGCTGGTGTTGTTTCCATGGATCAGTCCCGTTCCTCGATCGAGAACGTCAGGCCATCGTTACGCACGCGCTGAAGCGTCCAGCCACTCTCTTGGCCGCTGAGAACGCCTTCAATCTGGGGTACCCAGTCTATGGCGTCGCCATCCGACGGCAAGACGCGGAGCATTGGCCAGAAGGGCACGGTCATCGTCCCGCCGCCATCCGCGATCGTGTCAGCCGTTACCATCTTGAGATATCGACGTCCGCCATGGATCAGGTTGAAGAACTGCCCTTTTCTTGCGGTGTAGCCTGCTGCGCCGCCAGCCATCGCAAGGCTGGACCCCTGTTGATCGTCCCCATTGACCACGAAGCCGCCAGGCGCCCCGACGGCGAGGCCAAATTGCGGCCACATCATACGAACGTCCTGCCCGATCGAGATGATCAGGTCGGCTATCCATAGGCGTCCATCCGGCTCCTCTGCCATTTTCGCCGTGATGACATCAATTGCCCATCGGTCGCCCAGCCGGTGCAGGTCGATCGAAGGGCCGCCTAGCACCGCCTTCAGCGTGTCGCCGTATCGCACCGGGCGGGGCTTCGTACCGGGCGCGAAGGCATTGGTGGTCGGCAGCAGCAACGACATGCGTCAGCGCCCCTCCAGCGAGCGGAAGCCATTATAGCGCGCCTCGGATGCCGCGAGGTTGGCGCCTTGGGTCGATCCCCGTTCGATCGCGATCGCGACACCTTGCGCGACCCATCCCCGCACGGTTTCAGCCAGCACCGCGTCGTTCGCATAGACATTGACGTTGACCGGGCCGCCGCTCCGATTGTCATTCGCGGCCATGCGCCGGCTCTCGCTTGCCGTGAAAACCTTCGCGCCGGCGGGCATATCGACATATTCGGGACCATTTTCCCCGATCAGCATCCGCCCGGCAGGGGTAGATTCATGACCTATCGCGCTACCGCCCTTGCCACCCAAGAAGCTGAGCAGTCCGCCGCCGCCGAACAAGGTCGGAAGGCCGGATCCGAAGAGCATGTTCTTCAACGGGTTGATGGCCGCCATGCGCACCATCTCGTTCAACAAGTCGTTCAGCACGCCCTTGATGCGCTGGCCCCAAGTTTCGGCGCTGGACGGGTCAAACAGCCGGTCAATGGCATCTTCGCCGGAGCGGCGCAGGTTCTCGAAATACGAGCGTTGCATCTCGACCGTCTGCGCCCAATCGAGTTGCGCGCCCTTCGCCTTAACCAGCTCTTCGACCTGTTCGGCGGTGAGACGAGGCATGTCCCGCTCGATATCCAGCTGATACTGGCGCAGTGCCAAGGCGCGCTCGATTTCCTGCCGCGACTTTCCGCGCATCTCCCATTCGACATTGAGGAGGGCAGTGTTTGCAGCGGTATCCGCACGCTCCTGCCTCATGAAGTCGCTGACCTCTTTCATTTTCGCGACTTCGTCCTTGCCCCAATCCGCATTCTTCTTGCGGATGTCGGCCATCTGGTCGTTCAGCCATTCGTTGCGCTTGATCTCGGTGCGCTCGGCCTCGCGATCCTCCTTGGCCTGAATGCCGGCCGTGATGCGTCCGCTGGCTATGTCGGTCTTCCCGCCCTGCCAGGCGAGGTGGTAATGGTCACTGTGGTTCTTGTCGCCGGGCCCCAGGATTTCCTTGACCGTGAGGCCAGCCGCTTCAGCTACCGCGCGGATCTCGTCCTTCGTGATCGACCCCATACCGCCAGCCGGCACGAAGTCGATGGCCTGTCCGCGCAGATGATAGGACGTCTTCGAGCCACCAGCACGGGCATTCTCATCGGCATTGCGCTTGCCGGACGTGACCGTGCCGCCGAAGGCTTCGACGATCAGGCGCGTCACCTGGCTGACACTAGCAGCTTCCTGATCGCGAGCGCTGCCGGACTTCTTGAGGGCGGCCTCGGCCTCGTCGATCCGCTTCAATTCCGCCTCGCGGGCCCGGGTAAGGCGGGCAATGGCCTCGGCGCCATCGCCATTGGCGATCGCCGCATTGATCTGGCGATCGAAATTGCGCTCCGCTCGCCCGCGCGGCGTCATCATCTGATCGATGATGGTGCGCTGATACTGGCCCATCATGATTGTGGCGGTTGTCGTTTGGGTGGCTACGCGCTCCTGCGAAGCGCGCAGGGCGGCTTCGAGCTGCTCGATCTCCTGCGTTATTCTGACGAACGCCGGGTTGATCACGTCGCCCCGCGCCGTGACCCTAGGGGTGTTGATCTGCTTCTTTTCCGCCTCCGCCTTGGCTGCCGCCAACTGGGTCTGAAAATTGCGTTCCGCAGCGACGGCATTCTGCCGTTCGGCCTCCGCAGTGATATAGAGAGCGCGCGCCCTATCCTCGGCGGTTTTGATCGAGTCTCGCGCGGTCTGGTTTAGCGCGTCGATGGCATCCTTATGCTTTTTCGTAGCCTCCTCCGCCTTTTTATGGGCGTCGCTGGTGTCGAGGAGCTTTTCGACGAGCATGGCCGCAGCAGGGATTGCGATGCCAAGGACTACGCCTTGCCAGCCGCCCATAATGCGAGCGAAAGCAGCAAATTTGCCGGTGCCCTGTTCGGCGCCGTAGGTCATCATCTGCAGGCTGCCGATGAACTGCGGCGCCTGTTGCGAGAAGGCGCGCAATGCCGATGTGCCGCCCTGAACCTGGACAAGGAAGTCCTGCACTTGGAAGCCGGCCGTCTGCATTCCAGCGCGCATGGCGCCATAGCTGGCGGTGTTCTTTAGACGCTCCTGCGTGGATTGATCGAGCAGCTGCCGTTCCTGGCGCAGCTTGCCGCAAAACTCATCGAGCGTGATCGTGCCGGACGCGATCAGCGTCTTCGCGATGCTCATTTCGGCATTGTAACGCTGCTGTGCCGCGCGTGCCGGGTCGAGAGACGAACGCAATGCCTCCGCCTGCTGGCGATAGAGGGCCTGCTGCGCCTGGAAATCGCGGAACATCTGCGTAGACGGCATACTTGCCGCGTCGCTCATGAAACCAGCCTTGCTGCGCTGATCAGCGGGCATGAGCGCGACAAGCTTATTTGCGGCGGCGGTCTGGCGGCGCTGAGCCGCTTCGATGTCCTGTGCAGCCTTCTCATAGGCGCGCGTCGCTCGGCTGGCGGACGCTTCCCCGGCCGCCCCGACGTCCGCGAAATCCCTCTGGAGCTCGGCCTTGCCCTCGCTGCCGAGGCGCACTGCGACTTGGGCTTTAGCCATCGCTCACCTCACATATCTGGGTTCTCGCGCTTCCAATTGTCCATCGAGCGCCTGGAATCTCGGAGAGCCGCAGCGGTTGCAAAGGTATCCGCTTTCACATGCAGGCCGGCACGCAGATTGCGGCATATCATGCGGTCCATGTCGCCGTCTTCTTCGCATGGGCAATAATCTTGCCAACATCCCGGCTCGTTAGGAGCAGTATCTTCGTTCGAGGGGCTGCTAACAGCGACGGGGCGCTCGCCGCGCAAGGCCGCCGCTGCGATGTCTTCTGCCTCTCGCTCTGCCTTCATCACATTGATCTCGGTCTGCGCCTTCACGGCACGCGCCTCTGCTGCGTTGACCTGATCTTGAAGGGCGGCAATTTTTTCGGACTGGGCAGGATTGTTGCAACCGGACAAGGCCAAAACGATCGCCGAGATCAATATGAAGCGCATAGAACCCTCCCTCACCGGGTCCCAGCATCTCCATCATCTTCCAGCCTGTCCAGCAGAACATGCTCCACCGTCGGCAGCGCAGACGCCAGCATCGCCATGTCCGCGCCGCCATGCTCGCCCATCGCCAGCACGGCACCGAAGTCGAGACCGATCACGCCGGACATGGTCGTGCGCAACTGGCGCGCGCAGCCGGCAATCACCTCCCAGGCGGCTATTCCTCCGTCGGTTTGCGGCTCGTAGCAGACGTAGGGGCAGCCTTTGCGGCCTTCTTCTGTTTCCGCTTCGGGGTCGGGCTTGCACCGGCCGTTGAGCCGGGGATTGCAGTCGCGGCAGTAGTCTCCTCCACCCTGGAAATGCCATTCGCAGAGGGAGATGAGACGTTTTTTTCCAGCTGAGCCTGGATGTAGGGATGCACATATTCGGCATCCAGCTTCTCGAAGCGGTCGGGGTCGGCAAGGAAGATCGTCAGCATATCCTCATCGACCGGAATCGGCGTCTCATCCCAGCCGACGCCCTCCCAGTCGATGATCCCGGCCATCAACAGTGCGCGGGAAAGCGCGTCGCCAGCCTTCTCGATCAGTTCCATAGGCAGGTTGTCGTCATCGAGATCACCAGCCTCGGCGTAGTGCTCGCCAGCCGCACGCTTGGCCGCGCGCAGCGCGACGCGACCGATCGGCGCCAGCAGCACGCGAACCGCAGGCTCCTCCTCGGTCGCCTCCTCCACCGAAAACCAATATGGCTCCAGCTTCTTCTTCTCGGCGGCCAGGTTCACGCGCGCCATATCAGAAGCTGCCCTTCTGGTTGCCGGTCGTCCATTCGATGCGGACGGGGCGCTCTTCCTCGATCGTCTTGAACCGATCGTTCTCCAGCACCAGCGCGCCGCCTGCGACCTCATAGCGATGGACGATGCCGGCCGCCGCGTCGGCCTCGATCACCTTGGCGATCACATCTCCGGTGGCGACGTCGATGACGCGGATACGGCTCAGCACCGACGCCGGCGTCTCGCTGAGCTTCACGTGCGTCGGGACCGGTTCCTCCTGCACATCGGGCTTCTCGACGGCGGACGGGGCGGCGATTTCGTCGGCCACCTCGGGCGAGGGCGCCTGCGGCTTCTTGGTCATGGATGGTCTCCGATTACGAGGTGTAGGTCGCGACGGCGTTGACGAGCGTGGCGATGGCCTTGTTGCCGCCCTGGCCCGACGCGATGCAGTTGATCTCCTGAATGATGCCACGCGGCCCCTGGATCGGGCGCTTGACGCGGGGGAGGAAGACGCGCGGGAGGGCGAAGCTCAGGCTGTTAGAGCCACGGCTCCATCCGATCTTCGTCAGGTTGACCGGCGTCTTGTCGGTGGCCGCGTTGTAGAGCGCCAGTGTGTCGAAGCGCGCGCGGATGCGCAGCGCCACAGCCAGCGGCCCCGGCACCACGCCGCCGATCCGACCGTCTGGGCGGATGACCTCGATCTTCTCGAAGCCGTTCGACAGCGACAGGTCGGCATCGACGATATTGCCGAGCGCGACGCCGTCGCGCTCGATGACGCCGGTGGCCTGCTCGAAGCGCTCGCCCCGGAAGTCGGTCGGGGTGCCGGCGACGGACGAGGCCACGATGGCCGTCTCTCCCTGGGCGATGAACGACAGCACCGCATTGAGCATACCGCCGCGCGACATCGGGATACGGATCTGGTTGAGCGCCGCGCCATAGTCCACGCTGAAGGCCGGCACGTCGGGGTTGCCGCGCTCGATCGACCGGCTGGGCAGGGCCGCCGCGCCGGAGGTGAAGACATGGGTATAGGGGCCGGCGCCGGTCGTGACCGGGTTGCCGAAGAAACTGCGCAGCCAGACGCCAAAAGCACGGTCGTCCACAGGGACCGTGATGTCACCGTCATTGGCTGCTACATCATAAACCGGGTCCAGACCCTCACGGCCGAAGCCCAGCTGATCGTCCTCGATCAGGCCACGCTCTTCGCCCATGGAATGACTGACGAAGGGAAGGCGACGAAAACCGCTAGCAGGCGTAACGCCATAGCTTGCCTCGTCGACCACATACATGACAGCATTTGCGCCCATGCCGTGTGCCATGGTTCGTCTCCGATTTTAAAGGGGGGTGTCGGTTGAGTAGGAAGCGATGATCTCGAAGGTCGCGCCTTTGATCGTCTGAGCGCCGGGGCCGGCTATGCCGACGAGATCAGCCATGGAGAGCGCGGTCACCTCGATGTAGCCCACGAGGTCGCCCAGGAAGCGGTCGGCGGCGATCAGCGCGCCGATCTCCCTGCCCATACGGTCGAGAACAATGCGCAGGTCCTGTTCGGTCGGCGCCGATGCGGCGATCTCGACGGGGATGCTGTGCCGATAGTGGTAAGTGACCGGCGACAGGTCGATCTCGGGTTCACCCGGTTCGCCGTCGCGCATGACGACGCTGCCGATCGGGTTGACGCGCCGTGCGCGCTCGTCGCCATTTTCCAGACCTGCGACGTCATAGTTGGGCAGGCCGGCCTTCAGCAGCGCGAACACTGCCTGATCAACCTCGTGGCGCTTGGACATCGATCAGCTCCATCGAGCGTTCATGCGGGCGGCAACGCGCTGCGCGGCAGCGTATGCCGGCTGCTGCAACTCGAACAGGCGAGGCATCTTGACGCCCTTGACCAGCGTAAACATGAGGATCGACTTCATCGGCCGCGCGGCCTGGCCCTTGCGGCCCTTCAAACGTCCGGCCGTTGCCTGGCGGTATCCGCCGCGCACGCCTCGCACGACATCGATGAAGGCGAGGCCGTGGCCGCGCTCGAACACGAGGCGCAGTTCGGCGTTGAAATGAAGCTCGACCTCTTCGGGCCCCATCGCTGATCCGGCGCCGCGCTTGCGGGACAGGTTCGACTTATAGGCACCGCCACGCCGCGCCCGGGGCACGTTCTTGGTCGGTATCCATAACCATTTCGCGCCGCGCACCGGACGGATCACGGCGCCGCGCGTGAAGCTGTCGATGATCAGCGGCGCGTTGGACCAGATATAGCCGGCGGGGTTCAGTGCGCGTCCGCCCTTGGGATAGACCTGCGAGCGCCAGGTGTTGGCCAGCCGCGTGCTCATACCTGCGCCGGTAACCTGCCGGCGATAGACGAGGGTGAGGTCCCGCGCCTCCTCCTTCATGATGCCGGTCATGTCCTGCGCGATTTGTCCCTCGATCTCCGCCAGCTGGGTGGCGAGCGGGGGCGAGATGCGCTTGGCGCTGATCTTCACAGGTCGGAGCCGACCTCTTCTGCGTCCATGTTCCAGGTCATGTTTTCGACATCGGAGCGCGGCTCGCCGCGCAGCGCGATCTCCAGCCCCTTCACCCGCTCGCCGTCGCGTTCGACCCAGAATATCAGGCGATCGCCGTCGCGCAGGCAGTGCAGTTCGGACATGCGGATATCGATGGACATGGTGCCGGCGACATAGCGGCCCTCGCCCATGTTGAACTCGCGATCGGGCCGGGCGCGGATGACGCGGACGCCTTCCGTGATCGTGCCGTCGAACGTGGAAAGATGATCCGCCGTCTCGGAGCCAGGCGCGTGAAACAGCGCGTCCAGCGCCGAGGCGTGCGGATCAGGCATGATCAGGCGATCTGCCCGGTGAGCAAAACGCCGCCCGTGGTGAGCCCCGCGCCGGCGCCGACCGCGACCGACGCCACGCCGCACAGCGTGTTGCCGCCGGCGGTGGAGGTGAATACCTTGGCGGTGTTGTCCCAGTAAATCTTCGTGGTCCACGCGACCCACGCCTGACTGCCCGGCTTCTTCACGGGGTTGAAGATGCCGACACGCACCCAGGCGATCTCCTCGCCGCTGAGGGCGGCGGTGGAGGCGATGGCGACGATGCCGCCAACAAGTGCGGCATCGCCGCTGGCGACATCATAGGGGGCGGGCGCCTGGAAATTGTCGCCCAGCTGCTGATAGTTCTTCATGATCGATCTCCTAGCCGGCGGGGCCGGTCACAGGCGGGTCAGGCCGACGCCTTTTCCTCGCGGTGCTTGATGATGGCGGCGATGATCTCGTCCTTCTTCGTCACGCCGTTGAGCGGGACGCCCTCCTTCGTGACAAGGATGTGGAGATCCGGAACCGAGAGCTTCTTGAGGTCATCGGCGTCTTCTTCGGTGTCGCCACCGTCGTCATCGCCGTTCGCCGGAAAGTCGGCGGGCTCGCCGTCCAGCAGGTTGTTGTCGAACAGGCGCTTCGCTTCGGTGTCGGAACAAGTGATCTCGCCCTCGACGGGATAGCGAAGTTCGTCATTGATGGTGGCGGGCTGCGCCAGCTTCACGGTCTTCATGGTAACATCCTCCGATTACGGGGCGGCGATGGCCGCCCCGTCAGGTCGCGCAACTGGTGGATCAGGCCGGCGCCGCGCCGGGGTTCTTGTAGAAGCCGCGATGGTCCAGAACCTTGGCGGTGACATCGAGGCGCGCCTTGAACTTGATGCCATCGACATCGAAGCTCTGGTGCGTATCGGTGAACAGCTCCTCCTGGCCTTCCAGATGGGCGAGCAGGATGGTGTCGAAGGCGTCGGGATCGGCCGACAGATACCAGCTGTAGTCGGTGATGCGCTCGTCCACGACCAGTTCGAGCTTGCCCGGGAACGGATTGACGTTGCTGGTCTGAACCGCCGCGACAGCGGTCAGGAACTGCTCGGCAGCGGTCTCCTGAAGCGGCCCGACGATCAGATAGCGGGCGCGAACCGTCATGTTGTTGCCCTCCGCCGTTTTCTGCTGGCGCATCGCGGCGCGACCAGCGCCGACGGCGGCGACGTTGATGATGGTGCCCGACGCCGCCAGATTGCCATGGTCGGCATGGAAGAGCGGCGTCCCGTCCGGCATGGTCGGGTTGCCGATCAGCTGGCTATAGACAAGGTCCGATTCGAGGTCGGCCGCCTTGTTGGCGAACTGGGTCGGAATGCGCCCGAACAGGCCCTTGTCGTCATTGATGATGGCCTGACGCGAGATCGGGATGATCCTCGCATAGGTCGCGAGCTTGTAAGTATCGCCGGTGTCGGTCAGGGCCCCGTGCTTGATCTCGCCATTCTCCTTGACCAGCAGCAGCGCGGGCGCGTCGCCCATGCCGATGATGCTCGCGGGGCGGAAGTCAGGCAGGCTGCCGGTCGAGACGAACGGACGGAACGACTGCGGGGCTACCTCGAAGGCGCGACGCACGCGGCGGTTCGCGGCATTGCCCAGCGCGAAGGCGAAGTCGCTGGTGGTCAACGCGCCGCCGCGCATACCGAGCGCTGCGCCCGCGACCTCCAGACGGTTGGTCGGGGGGCGAATGCCGGTGCGCTGGAGATAGTCGCGCGACATTTCCATGAGCGTCAGGCCACGGAACTCGCGCGCAGCCTCGACGCGCCGGGCATCGATGCCGAAGTCCTCGGCGCGGGACGAAGGATTGGCTGCCAGCAGCAGTGCGTCTTCGACGGCCAGGCGGTAGCCTTCGTCTTCCGTGCCCGAGCGCCCGGCGCGGGTATCGGAGGTCGGACGCTGGCGGGCGTTGATCAGGCGGTCGGTCATGCGCGACTGAAGGTCCGCTTCGGTGAGGGGGGTGGTCTCGTTCGCGCGGATCAGTTCGGCGGCAAACTCGCTGCCGAGATCCTCCGAACGGGCGCACAGGTCGAGGATGCGCGAAGCGGAGATGCCGGCGCGCTGCTCCTGCGCCGGCGCGGGGGGCGCGGGCGAGTGCGGCTCGGCGCGGGTTTCGCCGTTCGGTTCCACCACGACAGTGGTCTCCGACGCGGCCGGCGCGGCCCCGCGATTTGCATTGGGATGGGCGACTCCGCCGCCCGGGAGGTTACGGTTCATGTCGTCGTCCTCATCATTGGAGCCGTGAGCAGGAGAGCCCGGATTTGATCGAACCACGGCGTTCGGATCGGCGGGAACGGGGACGAGACTGGCTTCGAGAAGCTCCCAGGCGACAGCGCGCCATGTCTCATGTTCATTTTCGTCGGTGGACGTGATCTGCCAGCGCTTGACGTGGTAGCCGATCGAGATGGCGCGCAATTCACCGGACACGACGCGCGCCTCGATCTCGCGGCCCCGCTCATTATCGGAGAAGGCGATCGTCCCGATCAGCTGGCCGCCCTCGATACGGACGGAGAGGATGCGGCCGATGACCGCGTCCACCTCATACTGATTATGGGTGTCGAGGAGCGGGCAGACGCCCGATGCGACGCGGTTGAGATCGATCGCGTCGTCGCTGATCTCAAGCTCTTCGGTGAAATAGTAGCGGCGCACCGGCGACCCGGCGGACAGAACGGCCTCCACGGTGCGCGCGCTCGGGTCGTAGCTGGCAGACCGGACGTCAGCGCTGCGCGTCCCGCGCCCGCCGACCTGGGGCTGCCGGCGCTCGGCGGCGTCGCCGTCCGGGGCGGGGGACCGCGTCATGATGGCGGTAGCGTCATCGATCGGCGGCGCGTTACGCGGCTTCTTCTTCTTGGGCGTCTTCCCGTCAGGGGTCAGCGGCGCAGATACGCGGCTGTCGGCCTCCGCAGGGGGCTGCGGAGCCGGCTGGGGCGTGGTCATCTTGGGAACTCCTATCGGGAGGCCATCAGCCGGCGCGCCAGCGCCAGCATGACCATGCGAGTGGGGTCATTTTCGGCCCCGGCATTACCCCCACCGTCTTCGGTCTGGCCGGGCGTCATGGGATCGCCCTTGAAGGCGAGTTTCAGCTTGGCGCGGAAGTCGCGGTCCCGCGCAATTTCCGTCATCATCCCGTCATGGTCGTAGCCGCGAGAGTTGAGCAGGTTCGCCAGGCTCTCCAGCCCGCCTTCCAGCTCAAGAATGTCCGCCATCGCATCACCTTCGCGGTCGATCGACTCAAAAGGCGGCGGAGTCCATTTGATCGGCGATGTCGGCTTGTTGAGATAGCCGCTTTCCCAGCCGATGCGGGTGAACCATGCGAATACCCGATCGAGGCAAATCGGAATGAAGGTCAGATACTGCAGCCGGCCGATATAGCGCTTGTTCTCCAGCGCGCCGGCCTTGTAGCTGGAGAAGTTGACGTTCGAGAGGTCGCCCGTCATCTGTTCATAGGTGACGCCGACGCCCGCCGCCGACGCCAGCAGGGCGATGCGTGCCAGGTCACCGATGCCGCCGGTCTTAGGCGGATTGGAAAAGGTGATCTGCTCGCCATCGTCGAGCGTTTCGATCATGCCGGGGACGAACTCTTCGATCGGCGGCCGGTCATGATCCCCCTCGACCGGGATCCCGATATTGCTGTCTTCGCCGTCCTGGCTGGGTGAGCGATAGCGGAAACCGACGAGGCAGGCGGCAATGTTCGCCTTCACGACCTCGGCCTCGATCCCTTCCTCGACGTCGCCGAGCCGCTTCACGATCGGCTCGAACAGGCTGACGCCTTCGGTCTGGCCGACCCATTCGCTGTCGAACAGGTGGATCACCTCATCGGCGGGAAAGCGGATCGTCTCCGTCGAGGACCAGCGGTAACCTCGCCGACCGCGATAGAAATGATAGGCGACGACGCGGCCTTCATCGTCATATTCGATACCGCGCTCGATGTTGTTGCCCCACTTGTCGGCGGCGAGCATCCCCTTGTCGAACGTCTGGAGGCGGAGGGGGATGACCCCTGCCAGCTTGGCATAGCGCTGGACGATGAACACCTCGCCATCGCGCAGCATGGAAATGGCCCACAGCTTCTGGAGGCCATAAAAGTCGTGGCGGCCCCAGTAATCGCAGTTCTTGATCCACGTCGCCCAGTGGTCCCGTAGCGCTTTCGAGCCGGTCGGCGCGCCGGTGATGCCCCAGCCGATCAGGCTGTTGAGAAGCGCGTTCAGCGCTTTCCGCGCGAAGGGATTTTCGGCGATCAGCCTCAGGATCGTCATCCGATCGACGTAGCGCTTTGGGCGCGCATCGTTCGGATTGCCGCTCACCGTGTCGAAGTCGCGATCCTTGCCGTAGAAACGCCGGCCCGAGCGCGGGCGGGGCGCCGATCGCTCAAGCATTTTGCGTGCAGCCTGACGGCGGAGGCCAGACACAGGGGAGAAATAGCCTACGGTGCGGTCAATCCAGTTCATCGCCGACCAATCCGTCCGACAATGAAGCGGCGGCGGCGAGACGAACCCGAAGCCGCCTTGGCGAGCGCATTTTCGATCGTGGTGCGCGCAGCGACCATATCGGACAGGTTCTGATACTCGGTTGCGCGGCCATCCGCGAACGTGACCTTGCGGATGCCGCTGGCGATGGCGGTGTCGAGCCGGTCGAGGTCGGACTGCTGAAATGCCATTTGTCAGCGCCTCCTGTTCATCCAGCTGCCGCCGCGATTGGCGAATTTACGCGGCTTTGTCGGCGCTGGAGGGGGCGAATTTCCCTCAGAAGCCGCTATTTTTGTCGATTTACGGGGCGCTTGCGCTTCCGGGGCAGGAGAAACCGCCTCGACCACCGCATTGAGCCGCATGCCACGCTGGATCAGGGCCATTAGCGCAGCGAAAGCATAGACGCGGCAGTCAAGCGCCTCGTTCGCTTTGCCCTTGGGCAAATCCCAAACCGTGAAGCGACGCCCCCCGACAACCTTGGTCAAGAGGCGCTCGGCGACCAGCTGCACATACCATCCCAGGTCGCGCTTGGCTGGGAAGTGCATGTAACCGGGGCCAGGCTCTTCGATGCCGAGCCGCCAGCGTATCGAATCCTTCGCCGAGTTCGTCCCTATGATCGTCGGCTTATACTTTGTCCGGTTCGCGGCGCTGGGCCGGGCGATCGGCCAGACAGGCGTCCGATCTCCATTTCGGGCGCTCTGGCCCTTGATGGCGAAAACCAGACGACCAAGCCGCGCCTTGGCGAACGCATAAACCTTTTGCGTATGATGGCCGCCCGAATCGATGCAGGCGGCCATGACCGTGAACTCACGCCCGTCGCTGCGGCGAAAGGTCCGCAGCAACTCGCGATCGACCCGCTTCCACAGTTCGTCGGTAGCTGGGTCACCATCAACTACGACATGATCGAGCGACCAGCTTTCCTCCCCATGGCCCCAGCCTACGAACTCGATCTCCACGCGATCGTCCTGGGTATCCAGGCCGGCGGTAACGACCCCGACACCGAACGGCACCTCGCCGGGCCAGTTTTCGGCTCGGCGCATGAGAGCCTCTGCGGCGATGTCCTTGGCCGCCTGCCGCTTATGCGGCTTGCCCAACTGGGTATTGTCGAACGTGACCCGCTTATCCGGGTCATCCTTGGCCGCAATCCACTTCTTCGCGATCTTTGGCGGGGCGTCCTTAGGCCAAGGGCTGAACAGCTTAGACGCGGTGAACGATGCATGCTCGTTATCGACTGCCCAGCGACCACACTCGGGACAGGCCGCCCGGTAAACCGCCCAGCGATCTGACGCCCACCAGTCCCAGACGACATCTACGGGGTCAGCCGCCCCCTCCGCGCGCTCCGGGTCGCTCCATGTGCGGCGATACACCTCCAGCGGCTCATGGCGCCGGCCGCAGCAGTGAAACGGCCTGGTCTGATGCCATCGGGTGGTCTGCAACGCCATCAGGCGTTGACCTTCTGACCACGCGGCTCCGCATGCCTCGCAATGAATTGCCGCGCGCGCCGTGAAATGCTCGCCGCTATCCTCGTCCTTTTCCCAATGGACGTGCTGGAAGAAATCGAGAAACTGACGGTGCCGGCAGTGGGGGCACTCTACCGATGCCTGCCGCTGGTCGCCATCGTTATAGCTGGCCTCGATCAGGCATTCGTCGGCGATCGTCGGCGAAGAGGTGCGAATTGACAGCCAGTTCGCGAAGGTTGCCATACGCTCGTCAACGAGGTCGCCGGGGTTGCCCTCGCGAGTGATCGGATATTTCGAGAACTCATCCATCATGCCGACGCGGATCGGGCGGCGGGCGAGGTTGTCGGGGCTGCCCGCACCAGCCATCGCGAGGAAGCCGCCGGGGAATGCCTTGTACAAGAGCGTCTCGTCTGCGTTTCGCGTCTTGCTGCGGCCGAAGATCTTTCGCAGCACCGGCGTGGCGCGGATGAGGGGAGTAATGCGCTCCTTTGAGAATTGTTCGGCCGCGTCTTCCTTCGGCTGGGTCAGCAGCATCGGGCACGGATCAAGATGAACGAAGTAGCCGACCGTATTCTCGATGAAGGCCGTCTTCATCAGCTGGGTGCAAACCATCAGACTGATACGGTGAACGCCCGGCTCGGTGACCGACAGCATCGCGCCGCGCGCCACCTCCACCGTCGAGGTCCGCCAATTGCCAGACGTCGAGCCCGCCTCCTTCGCGAGCTTGCGGTAACCGTCCGCCCAGTCCGGCACACTGATACGCGGCGGTGGCGTCCAACCCTTCCGCGCAGAAGCGCGGAGACGATCAACCTTCGCGCTGAGCGACGAAGTCGGCTTCAGGGTCGCCGAGATCGACAAGCTGTTGGTGGACATGGATCGTAAGGGCCTCCACGACCTTGTCCGCCTCCAGTCCCAGTTCTGCCGCCAGCAAGGGCCCGATCCGTGTCGGGAAATTCATCCAGGCGTCACGCTGGCCCCGCTGGGTCTCGAACAGCACGTCCTCTGCTTTGCCGATCTCGATCAAATGACCAGCGTCGCGGCGGGCTGCGAGTAGATGCTTGGCCGCCAGAGCGTTCTCTTTCACGCGCTCGGCGGTCGCGGTGTCGGCGTAGGTGCCGGCGAGCACGTTATCCAGGAAGCTCTCGGCCTCTTCGGAGAAGAGTTCTTCGGCCGCTTGCTCGGTGCGTTCAGCGGTCGGGGGCGGCGCCTTCTTCCGGCGCGACGAGGTGCGGACATCTGGTGCGGACATTTTCGGCATGTCCGCACTGCCGGCCGCACGGCGATTTTGCTTCCGCCAGCCGCTGCCAGCCAAGTTCGCATCGACCTTACCGTCGGGCAGAGACGGCAGTTTTCCGTTGGCTATGGCTCGGCGCACCAGCTTGTCATTGCAGCCATCAAGCCGGGCGAACTCGCGGACAGAGACGGGTTTTGGAGGTGCGGACATTTCAGTGCGGACACCTTTCACACCTTGGAGCTGGGCTTTTAATGCGCCTTTGCCCCCCGTACTTGGGGCCGGCGGGGAAGGACCCGAGGCCCCGGGGGTCGTAAATGGCGGAAAACCGTGGGTTTCGGGCCTCGCTCGGTCATCTCGATGGCCGGGGCGGGGGTGGGCCGCCTCGATCCTCCCCGAAATCGCTTCCGTCGAGCCATCCCTCGTCGGGTGGCGCAGCCATCCATCCCCGAGGCCGGGGGATGCGCTTGACGATCCGCTCCCCGGTCTCCCCATTCTCCATATAGCGCCATTGGTTGCAGCGGCGGACCTCCCGCCATGCGAACCACGACCGGATGATGGTCAGCAGGCTGGGGGCTTTCAGCGGCCAAGGTGCACCAGTCTGGGTCGTGCGGTGCGGCATCATTGCCATCCTGACCTCCAGATAGATGCCGCCGCACCCAGGAGCAAGGACCGGGCGCGGCGGCTCCCGTCGAGAACAGGCGGCGACGGAAGGGATGGCGAGGGCGACAGGGGTCGAACCTGCAACCTCTGGTTTTGGAGACCAGCGCTCTACCAGTTGAGCTACGCCGACAGATGGATTGCAGGATGCCTTCGGACGCCCGCGAAAGCAGGGTCACACCGCATATGGAGAGGGGTCGATAGCGAGGCCAGGGTGGTACACTGCTAGTCCGGCCCGGCTGACGATAGACCCTCAGCGGTGAACCCTATTAAACCCACCGAATCGGCGGCGTCAAGCGGCGGCGCGCAACGGCAGCAGGTCGCACATCTCGACCTTCACCTCCAGCGATCCGAAGCGCACGACAGCATGGCGGCGATGCGACGACTGCACGACACCGATCATTCCGCCGAAGATCAGCGCGGGCGATCGCACTTCATCACCGGCCTTGTACGACGGCACAAGATCGCGCGGCCGGGCCCGGCGCTCGAACTGGCGCAGCGGATCGAGCGAGCGGTCGGCCACCATCGGCACCTTGCCCTGATGGCGGAAGACAGAGAAATGCGGACAGCCGCGTATCTCCATCCGCTTCGTCTCGCCGTTCCACCGCTGATAGGTGGCGGCGGGCGACCGCGACAGCGCGAGCAGGTCGTGCAGCCGCTCCGCGCGCGCGAACACAATGCCAGGCGTGATCGGCAAGCTGATCTCCTGCACCTCGCGCCGGCGGCCTATCCGGCGCTTCTGCATCTCGGTCGGCGTCCACACGTCGTGACCGGTCTCCCGGAGCGCGTCGGCGACGAGCAGCGTCGACCCGGCCGACATCCGCAGGATGCACCACATGTCAGCCCTGTCCCTCATGATGCGTCTACCTCTTTCATAATTGAGTGAGCCCGCCTGCCAATGGCTAGGCTGTCCAATGCTGCATCACGATCGGTCGCTCGGTATCGCGTGCCGGGCAGCACGGAGAAGTTGAGATCGGCCAATGCGGCGCGGGCGAGACTGCGCTGCCAGTACCAGTCTACCGCGACATAGGCCGGCGCGCCGATCGACCACTTGACCCGCTCCCAAGTGTCGAACGCTTCAATGAATGCATCGCGGCGTCGCTGCTCGAAAGCGGCAGGAATGGCCGCCATTGGGTTGCTCATCCATGCGTGACGGGCGTCGCGATATCCATGGCCCGGCGCAACGCCCAAAACGTCGCTGCGCTCGAATCCCTCGAAATAGGCGGCTTTGACCACGTCTCGACGCTGGATTAGGTCAGTCGGCTTCATCAGCGCGACCCCAGACCAGTGCAGCGCGACGGACAACAAACGTCCCGTCGGCCATGAGCCGCAGGGCCCCGCGCTCGACCGCGATGCGGCGCCACTGCTCGGGCACGGCGTCAATATCGGCCTGCGTTATCACCTTATCCGCCCGCACGACGTTGGAGAGGAAGGCGTCGAAGCGCTCGCCCCAGAAAGCGCCACAAAGGCGCAGCGCCGTCTCCTTCTCCGTTATCGGGGCCTGATAGTCCTTAAGGATGTCGAGGCATTGACGCGGCGTCGGAAACCAGTCCAGCGTTTCGCATGCGCGGCGGGACATGTAGGCCAAGGCGCTGTTGCTGTAGCTCGCCAGGAACCGGGCATATACCGCCGCCCGCATCCGCCCGCTCTCCGCGTCGGTGGCTTGGCGAGGCAGGGTGGAACCGAGGAAGTCGAGATGGCGCGCCAGCTCGTCCACGGTCGCCAACGGCCAGCCGTCGGGCTGCGCCTGGGCCCAACGCATGAGCACACCACACTCTTCAGCCGTGGCGGGCATCTGGATTGCCGGCTTGACCACCAAGCTGCAGCTCTCGGAGGGCGGCGGTGAATCCGTCAGGCTGTCTACCGCCTCCCCGATTGCCGTTCCGATGTCCTGAAACATTTCGCTGATCCTGTTCGCGGGGGTCGTAAATCGCGGCCCATCCCTTGGCCGCCGCATGCTCGATCAGCCGGCCGGGCGGCCATTCATCGTCCGACAGCCGCGCCAGGTCGGCGAGCAGCCGTTTGTGCGCCGTGGGCGTGTTCGGCAGGCTCTTGCGCTTCCTGTTGGCGAGGAAGTCGCGCCAGTGGCCGACATCGACCCCTTCCGGCATCGGAAAGGGCTCGGCCTTACGCGTGCGCGGGATATCCCCCTCGGGGGTATGGGTGGGGGGGTTAGAATTATTATCATTGGGGGGGTAGGGAAAGGGGGCGGCGTC